GCTGAACATCCCAAAAAGAAGGAAGCGCCTTCTAAGCAGACCACCCAGAAAAAAGCCGCTAAGACCGACCCTAAGCATTATGAAGAATGGATGGTTGAGATTAAAGAGGGTAAAGCCAGTAAGCTGAAGAAATTACGGGATAACGTAAAAATCAGCGATGAAGAGGCCGACACCCTCAACCATGGTGCACTGGGACAAGGAAATGCCTCCAGGCACGTTATGTATTTTAAACCTGGCCAGGATTAATAAAATCAGCCCATTGTTTTCTTAGCCATAAACACGCCGGGATGGAAGTAGCACCAGCCCGGCAATTTTTAAACACAAATTATTGATTATTATGCTTAAGGTAGAAACCATTCAAAAACTGGCTAAAATAGCCAAAATCGATCCCAAGACGCTGGAGACAGCAATCAAGGATAGTGAGGAGAAGGATGTCGATATTTCCGACGCTCTTACCGTCCTGGATGACAAAGAGCTGGAAACGCTCAAGAAAAATGAATACAAGGCCGGAAAGGAAAAAGGCCTTGAAATGACCATCAAAGAGGTGAAGGACAAACACAACCTGGAATTCACCGGAAAATCCCTTGATGACCTTCTGGAAGCCCATAAAGCTAAAGCTCTGGCAGACGCCAAGCTTAAACCAGATGAAAAGGTCGCCGAACTCGAGACTAAATTAAAAACGGCCCAGGCAACCGCTACTGAATTACAGGCTAAACTGACCGAGAAAGAAACTGAAGTTGGGACCATCAGGACCAATTCAGAGCTATTCAAGTATATCCCAGAGATATCAAACGAAAATGGCCCATCATTCGACCGTGAAGAGATCATGACGATGATGAAGGCCAAAGGTTATGACTTTAAGATGGAAAACGGTGCACTTGTAGCCATGAAAGATGGCAATCCTGTTACTGATAAGATCGGTAACGGTGTACCAGTAAAAGACGTCATTACAGGTTACCTGAAGGAAAGGAAGTTGATTAATGAAGCTCCCGGAACTCCTGGCGGCCGCGGTGGCAGTTCCTCCGGTGCTGCATTTAAGCCAGGTAAATTATCTGAAATCAAGGCAAAGTTTGAAAGTGAAGGTAAATCATTCCTTGGAGGCGACTTCAGCCAGGCTGTAGCAGCAGCTGTCAAGGATAATCCTGATTTTGATATGGCAGGATAGGCAACCTCATTCATACGTTAAAAGCACTGGAAAATTCCGGTGCTTTTTTTATTTACAAATTAATTTGGCCATCAATAACCATTTCGTTTACTTTGTATCTGCAACAAGGCCTCAACTGGTATCCCAAGGTACGGCGGAGCTTTTGAGGAAAGGGCAAAAAAGAAAAAATAGGGTCCAAGGTACTGGACCCGGGGGATTCGCCCAAGGTGCTGGGCAACTTTGAAGAAGGAAGGATTTCCTGATTCACATTTTTAAACTAAAATGGCAAATTTTGATGTCTCAAACCTCTTAACAGCGCAAACCTTAGTCGCTAAAAAGTATGCTCAGCCGGAAATGAGAATGAAGCCGGCCCCCGCATTTCAACTCTTAACAGGTAACTCCAACTTTCTAGTTGTGGGTGCCGAAACTCTCCGAACCCGTGACGATCGCGCTATCGAGGCTCATCTCTTAAAGCGAACAGTCCGGACTCCAACTGCATCCAGAACGTACAACCACACAGGCACAGTGGATGACTCCATGAAAGTAGACCTGACCTGGACTACCAAGGTAGATAAGTTCGCTATTTCTTTAAAACTCCTGGACAAAAACATCTTTGATTTCAACACCGTTCTGGCAAACAAGCTTGAACAGGCCTGTATGAATATCCTGGAAGCAAAAGAAACTGAAGCAATAGCCTATTTGCGTGCCCAGAGAGCTACTGCCTCTGCCACACTGAAGGGAATGACCTTTAACACCACTAATGACGCTGTGGAAATCTCAGACGCCGACAAGAACCTGTTCTTCCAGCGCCTGAAATCAGGTATGCGCCAGAACTATTTCAATAGTTCCAATCTCGATGTCATTGCTGACTCCCTGCTTTATGGCTGGGGTGAGTACATTGGCCGCCAGGGTGCAGCAAATGCGACCAATCTGGGATATCAGTTCCAGGGTGTCGACGTGATCGAAAGCATTGAGTTAGCAGACGCTAATTACGCCAACGGTGTGGGCCTGGCTTTTGAAAAGGGAACTGTAGCCGCCTTGAACTGGATTCCTAAACAAAACAGGACCGGTTGGGGAGATTACAACTCCTATGTTGGCGGATATGGCACCTTCAACTTCCTGGGTTATCAGTTTGCTCTGCATGGCTATGCTTCCAGATCAGATACCAGTGCAGCCAATGGTGATGGCCAGGACGTGACGATGGAGTTTGAATTGTCCCTGGACACTTCATACAACAAAGCGCCCCTGTCTACCATCAGCGGTCGCACTGACAGTGTCATCCTGGAATTCGGCCAGGCAGCTCCAGTAGAAGCATAATCCTAATTTTCTCACCTAATTACAGCTCGTGTATCAGTATACGAATGGCTTTGACCTGTCTTTAGTAAGCAGCGCTTTAACCGGACGGCTGGGCTGGATTCAGCCCACCGCCCAAGGCGCTCCTACCTTGGACCAGGCCAACACCGCTTCTAAATCCGGCAGGTATTATAATGACGGCAGTTTCCATTCCATGGTGACTGTTTCCAATATTGTAGCCAGCCAGGAAAACGCCAAACTGGATGAGGCTGGCGTTAACGCCTTACTGGTCCAGAAAGGGAAAGCGGCGGCCATGCGTGCACTCACAGCTGTCTTTAATGAGGTGGAATATTTTGACGGGCAAATGCTTCTTTATGACCGTCTCCCTGAAAATGCGGTACCGGTCCAAAATTCTGGTCTTGCTGTTGGTTACCAGCTGGACCTTACAAGCAGGATCGATATTACCTGCCAGATTACAACGGCCATCCTGTTTTTCGATTCTGACGTCACCTTTAACCTATACCTGTTCAAAGAGGGCACCCCCTCTCCCATCTGGACCAAGGAAGTTGAAGCCAAAGCTGGTGAGCAGACTGTTATTGACATTAGCGATATCTATCTTAATTATGCCGCTCTCAAAGGTGGCCGTTTTTACCTGGTATACTTCCAGGACGATCTAGGTACTGCTAAAGCCATTCAGGAGCAAATTTGCGGCTGGAACAGGACCCATTGTATAGGCGCTCAGGCGTTTACTGCACCCAGGATTGGCAGCTCTTTCAGTAAGGATAACAGGTCTTTTCCCATGGCGCCATACGGCCTTAATCTGGAGGTTACTAGCTTCAGGGACTGGACCCAGGATATCGTTAAAAAGGCGAATTACTTCGATAACCTAATTGGCCTCACTATGGCGTATATGGTTATCGAAGAATCGCTTTATACGAACCGGAGCAATGCTACGGAGCGTAATAACAAAGATGACCTGCAGACGGCCGGATTACAACTGGATCTCAAAGGAGCAGCACCCGTAAGTGCCTCTCCTAAAATCCAGGGCCTTCAATCCAGAATTGATCAGGAAGCTGTGAGAGTCAAGAAGCAGTTTATTAAAAAGCAGTTACCTGCCACCATTAACATTAGCACGACATGCCCTTATTCCTAAAAAATAACCCTGTTGGCATCGACCTGGTTATCCAGGGCATGCAAAAGAAGCTTTTTGATAAGCTAACAGGCACATGGCCGGCCAGCATTAAATACAATGCCTATGGCCGCTGCTACAGAAATAAAAAGGATAACGGCTATATCGCTGAGTTCTATGAAGGTGGCAATGAATATAAGGAAGTGTACTGGGATGATACCCTGTCCGCACTCTCCTTTTTTGGGGTTGATCCCATAACCGAAATTGATACTGACCCGGTAGCCAATGTGCACCTGGTGTTCTTTGTCAATATCGCTGACCTTAAACCAGGCCTCCAGGTCGAGCGCCAGGATGAAGAGGTCCGCCTCGATGTCTATAGGATCATTGAAAGGAATATCCGCGGCCTTGTCGTAAATGCCCAGAAAACGGGCATTGAAAACGTGCTGAGGGAATATCCGGGATCGTTTAGAGATGACCGCCTAAAGGTGGTGGACATGCATCCGGTTCATTGTTTCAGATATGACTTCCAGGTGAGTTACAACCCGTTTAGGTGTTAATTATTCAACTTTTAAATTATTTTAAAATGACTTCATTATTATTAAATCCATGTCAGGATGGCGGTTCTATCAAAAATACCGGTTATGAATGCAGTGAAATGCTGAGCGTTCTAGTAGGTGGCTTTGCCGTTCCCCCTTCTGCCAAATGGACTAAAGCAGAAATGGCGGATCCACTGGAATTCTTCCAGTCCAAGATCCACGAAGTAAAAAGTAAAAGGTTCTATCCGATTTTTGCAGATCTCAAAAACATTGAGGTGGCTGAAGGTTCTGATCAGACAGAAACCTATGCTGATGGCACAACTAAGATGCTACATTTAGCCGGTTATGGCATCACCTTGACCTTTGCCGATGGCGGTGAATGCCTGGCTAAAAAGCTGCTTTCTCTGAATAAAAAGGGATACCGTTTTATTCCAGTTGATGACAACAACCAGTTCAAGATGCGCAAAAACGCTGACGGGACCTATTCCGGGTTGAAACTGACGGACCTTTATGGCACCCGTCCAGAGTTGAGCACTTTTGCCGCCAGCTACAAAAACAAGCTGGTTATGAACGTGACCCTGGAGGAATACATTACCAACGCCGTCATTTACAAAACAGACGCTGACCTGTCTGACCTGATGGGCCTTCTTGATGTGGATATCGAGAGCAAAGCTGCTGCCATCGCCACCAAGGTAACCGTTGGCGCCACCACAGAATGTGCCGGTACCGACCTTTACGGTTTGTATGCCGATGAGCTGGCCAAGCCTGAGGCGTGGAAGATCCAGGATGCTACCGGTACCGCTGTGGTGGCTACTGCAGTAGCTAAAAATGCGAGTGCAGGCGGCTGGGATCTCACTTTTGCTACCCAGGCAGGTAAGACCCTATCCGTCGGTTTAGCCGACGCATCCGTATTGGCAGCTCTGGAGCCTGCTGTAACCGGTTATGAAGGCGCCAAAGCGGCTGTCATTGTCATTCCTTCTGCATAATAGCTATAAATAAAGGGGGATCACTCCCCCTTCTTTTTAACCATTAAACCTTAAGGAATGTCCTATCTAAAATTCAACCAGTACCATTTTAACCTGGAGCATCTTGGAAAGATCAAGACGGTCCAGGATCTTATAGCTGATAAGCGCTTCTTCCATCAGGAATCCGGAAAGGAGCGGGAAGCGCTCTGCAAACAACTCTTTAACCAGCTGAACCCAAAAAAGACTAAAAAGAATGCTGAAAGGCCTGGAGACACTGATCAATAACTTATCTGCCTTTGATTTTATGAAGGAGCAGGAGGCTATTATTGTGTCCAACCAGGACAAGATTGCCGACCTGCAGGCGATCCAGCTCTTTACCGGTATAGATAGCCAAGGTGAGCAGATTATGCTTAAGGATAACGCGCCCTGGGGTTTCGGCTACCGGCCTTATACGATGATCAGGAAGGAACAAAAAGGGCAGGTCTATGACCGTGTAACCTGGAGGGATACCGGTGCCTTATACCGCTCTTTGGTAACCAAAATAAGTAATGGCCAGTTTACGGTGGTGAGCAAGGGAGGTTCTAACGACGAAGAGGAGAAATATCAGACAATGCTTGAAAGGAGCGGTGAAGAGGTCCTCGGTTTAACGGAGTCAAGCCGAAAAGAATTCGCAGAAGATGTCCTGCTTCCTGATTTTAAGGAGGTTTTATTAAAAAAGACAGGTTTAAAATTATGACACAAATTATCAATACCGCTAAAGAATGTACTGTCCGGACCTATATGGCTGCCGGGTTTGAGGGCAATTTAAAGGTATTAATTGTGTCTGGTGAAGCCTCTGATCAGGAACTGGCAGAAGCATTTGAATCCATCCATGAAGAGTATATAACCCTTGCCGGCATGGAGCAATCTGGGGATTATATTCTGATCAAGCAGATTGAATACCTGCAAACCAGATTAAAATCCATTGGTAATTTCATAAAGATTAACCGCGTTTGTATGGCTGAGGTCGGAGAACCTTTCTATCCTGCCCTCACCGACCTTAAAAAACTGGGGCACAAAATTAAGTGGGACCAGGAAAATCCGGATCCTGTAAAATTCTTAAACGATCTGAAAGGCATTGAGCGCAAAGAACGCAGGACGGAGTCCGAGCTTTTGAACAAACTCAGGGCACTGGAGGCATTTAGGCAAAAATCAACGGGGCAAGCAAAAAGCCTTAAACAGCAACGTATAGCCTTTGTTTCACTTCTGAATAGGCTTGGTAAGGAAGGGTTCAGTATCGATAAGGACAAAACCTCTATGGAGGAGCTTGGACTGATGTACAAGGATTTTACTGCTGAAATGGAAGCCATCACCAATAAAAGAAGCAAATAATGTCGGCACATAATATTATAGATTTAGGGTTCTCTGAGGATGTAGTCAAGGAAAAAGGTAAAATCCTTGAAGCGCTCAATGAGGTTTATCAATCTGCCAAAAAGATCGACGGACTCCGCATTGAGATTAAAATGAGCAATTCCATAAAAGATTTCAAAGCGGTTACTAAGGACCTGGAGACACAATATCAACGGCTGACAGAAACTATTAAAAATTACAACCAGGTCCTTGAAGATCACTATAAGCAGCAGCAAAAGACGGCTGAAGCCCAGAAAAAAGAAGCTCAGGCTGCTGCAGATGCTGCCCAGGCTAAGGTTCAGACCGCCAAATCCGTTGGTGAAGTGAATGCCGCCTATGGAAGCATGCTAGGAAATATTGAAGGAAGCCTGGTAGCTTTGAGGAAGCTGAAAGGAGCGCTAAATGAAAACCAGGTAGCCCAGAGAAGCCTGGCCAAAGATTATCAGGCAGGCAATATCACCCTGGATCAGTATAATGCCAGCCTCCTGCAACTTGAAAAGCAGGAGAAGCTACTGGGCCAGGCTATCAAACAGCAAAACCTTTATATCACGTCCCAGACCAAGGAGCTGATCGCTGCTGAGGACAGCTATGATCAGCTAAACGCGAAAATGCTCCAACTGGAAAGGACCTGGAAAGCGCTCAAAAAAACGGACCGTGAAAGCGAAATCGGGGTTAATCTGCAAAAAGAAGTTGCTGCTGCAAGAGCAGAGCTCACCAAAATGGATGAGACTATCGGCAATCACCAGCGCAAAGTGGGCAATTATGCCTTGGCCTGGAACGGCCTGGGTAACTCTGTCAGTCAGCTAACCAGGGAACTTCCTGCATTCGCCAATAGCCTTCAAACCGGCTTTATGGGGATATCCAACAATATCCCGATCCTAGCCGATGAGATCAAACGGATCCGGGTAGAAAATGCTGCTTTGAAAGCAGAAGGCAAGCCTACAACTTCCGTCCTAAAACAACTGGGATCTGCATTCTTTTCCTGGAATACTGCCCTATCCTTAGGCATTACACTTCTGGTTGTTTACGGTAAGGAAGTAGGTGAACTTATTACATCTTTAATAAAAGGCAAACAGGCAATAGATGAGGCCAAATTAAGCCAGGAAGCTTTTAGTAAAGCGCTGGAAAGCACAGATTATAAAAGTGCAGTAGCTAACGTAGCGGAGCTTACTGATAAAATAGAATTAGCTAAAAAAGGGTTTATTGATAAAAAACAGGTACTTCAGGAATATAATTCTACCATAGGAAAAACAACCGGCAAAGTGACTGATTTGGAATCAGCCGAATCTCAGCTAGTCAAAAACAAGGATGTATACATTGAAATGATGGCGCAAAAAGCAGCCGCAACCTATGCTTATCAACAATATGCTGAAAAGACTGTAGAAGCCCAAAAGAAAATTACTGATGGCCCTGGAATAAAAGGGTATATAAAAATGATTGGGGCCTTCCTTGGATCCAATCAAAACCTCAATGAAATGGCGAAAGCAGGTGTTGAAGCTGTCGTGGAAGGGTATAATGAGGATACTAAGGCTGCATTGGGGTATAAGGATATAGCCACCAAAATCATGAAGGATATAGCTTCTACTGCCAAACAAAATAAATGGACTCCGTTTGGAAGTGCCGATGATAAAACTGCAAAGCAACAGAGTATTTTGGCAAAAAAAATGCTGGAGGCACAAAAAAAGTCAAACGAGGCTCAACTTCAACAGCAAGCGGCACTTAATAAGTCTCTGGCTGACTTGGATTCTATAGGCTATGCTGCCAGGCAAGGCTTTCTAAAAAAATATTATGCTATTGAGCAGCAAATCATTGCAGACAATGCAAAGTATGATCTTCAACAGGCTGGATTGACTGAGGAACAGAAAGTTGCCATTAAAGAGGAAGCTGCCAAAAAGTCCTTAGATCTTACTGTAAAATTCAATTCAGAAAACGCAAAGCTTCAGCAAAAGGCAGATGCAGATTTTAAGGCTCAATATGAGAAGGACCTGGAGGAAATGAAGTCATTTGAACAGAAACATGGCAAAGAACTCCAAATCCTTAAGTTTAAGCAAAGGGATGATGATGCCAAGCTGGAACTTGAAAATGGCCAGAGCAGACTCCAGGATCTCACCACACAATACAATAATGAGCAGGCGGCATTAACGGAATCTCTTAATAAAAAGGAGATCTCTCAGACTGAATATGCTCAAAGAATGATCAAATTGCAGCGAGAATATACTGCTGAAGCAATTAAGCTTCAAATAGCAGCAGCGGAAGCAGCAGCAAAGTTAACCACAGATCCAAAAGAGTTTCTCGAGCTACAAAATAAAATTTCAAGTCTTAGGAAGTCCTATCAGGATTTTGTTAAAGAAAGTGACGAAAACCCTATGCCAAAATGGCAAATTTGGGCTCAAAAGATGCTGCCTTATGTAGAAAGGGTTGCCGAAGCTTTAAACAATTTAGCATCAACGATGCAATCAATTGGCGATATTGATTATAATAATCAAAAAGCCGAATTGGATGAATTAGCGCAAAAGGCCGATGATAATTACTCGAAGGAACAGGAAAACATTGCCAACTCTACCCTATCAGAAGCAGAAAAGGCAAATAAATTAAAGGTTTTAGAAGCCCAACATGACGCGCAAAAACAGCAGATTGAAAAGCGCCAAAAGCAAGCTGATAATGAACGGGCACAGTTCAATAAACAGATAAGCATAATTAATATAATTAGCAGCACCGCTGAGGCAATAATGAAGACGCTGGCTCAGGGTGGCTGGTTTGCCTTACCTCTTACTTATACTATAGGAGCTATGGGCGCTGCTGAGCTGGCAGCAGTGGTGGCCACAAAAGTTCCTCAATACGCTGAAGGTACGGACGATCACCCGGGCGGCCCTGCCATTGTCGGAGAAGGGAAACACAGGGAACTGGTTATCACTCCGGACGGAAAAATAGGTATGGCCACAAAACCGATGTTAATGGATTTGCCCACACACACTCAGGTTATACCAATAACCCCGGAATTTTTGAGCCGTGAAAAGGATTACCAGTTTGCACAATTGATGGAACTGGCAAAGATCAAAAAGCCTGATTATATGGAAATAGCCCCATGGCAATTAAAACAACTGGCTCAGGCATATAAGGATGCAAATCAAAGTCGCGGCAAAAGAATTCAGGTTAATAATATAAATATTGATCTGGGCTGGGCCAAATATGTACAACGAAATACAAGAGGTATAGATGATTAATCCGAGCAAAATATGGCAATTCTTTATCCTTGACAGTGTAAATCAATATTGCACTGTCAGGGACGGTAATGTAGTGAAGGTAACAGAGCCCTCTGCATTACAATATGCTCCGGATGGCTGGAGAAACATGGAGATTGCTTTCAATACAAATGAAAAGTATTTTAACCTGGCCAGGAGCTTCTCTCTTCCCCTTAAATTCATTAAAGACGGCGCTGAGATACTCAGAACCATGGTTAGAGATGGCAGAGGTTTCGAGGAAGAACTTTACATCCTGGTAATGCGCTGGGACCGGGAAACTGGAAATTACGTCCAGGAATACCGCGGACGCCTGGATTTTAGTAAATACAAGGATGATCCTAGGACAGGTGTTACCGTCAATGCCATAGAAGGCGGAGTACTCCAGTATTTAAACAGCAATGAAGGCACTGATTATGACATTTTGTGCGATGAAACCGCTCCGGATATCATCAAAGTGAATTTTACAGGTATTACGCTTGAGAATAGCAATGTGTTCCAGCAAATAGATATCGGCAATACGCTCATATTTGGTGTCAATAACCCTACCAACCATATTGTTCCAATGGTATTTGTTGACCATGAAGGGGACAGTGTGGGCCTCGTTATGGGCAATCCGCAATATGACCATTACGGTACTACCAGCTTAAAAGATAATACCAATTACCTGCTGGAAACATCCAGCCGGGCAGTAGCAGTCAAGATCCAGGGAAACTTTTACATTAAGGCACGATCATCCTATCCGGTAGGTCTTGATAATCAGGATACGCCTGGCTCCTATTCTTTGAAATATGTAATCTACGATGAGGCAGCAAGCGTATTAGGAACTCCGGTTTTGATAGACAAGTTCGATTACCCTCAGCATGGATCCGCGGCTATACTTAAAATTGATTTGGCTGTTACGGTCGATCCTAATAGTAAGCTATTTGTTTATGGCGTTTTAACGCCGGAAGGTCCGAGCGACACCGTAAGTTCAAATATAGTATTTGGTGACCAGGAGCTTAAGGTGATCACTACCTCTGTAAATGATGATTCGGAAAATTATGCTTTGCGGCCATTGGCTTTACTAAAGGCTATTGTCTCTAAAATGACGGACGGGAAATTTACAGCAGAAAGCAAGTTCTTTACACAAAATGCAAATTTAGTTACTAGTTGTGGCGATGCCATTCGTAATACAGCAAAAGGCGATGGCCACCCTATTCAGAATTACCTTTTAACGACCAGTTTTGCTGATTTCTTTGCCAGCTATAACGCTATTTATAATCTGGGCATTAAAATAGAGGATAATGTCCTTTGGGTAGAACCCAAGGCAGACCTGTATGGTGATGAGGACCAGGTACTGGATATCGGGGAAGTAAAAGACCTTGAAATCGCAACAGCTGATAGTTATATCGCCAATGTGGTTATGTGCGGGTATCCGGATCAGGATTATGATGCCAACAGCGGAAAGTTTGAGTTCAATACAGAGCATTCCTTCTCCCTGCCGGTTACCGTGGTCAAAAAGGATTATGACATCACCTCTAAATACCGGGGTGATGCCTTTGGCATTGAATTTATCAGGGGCGGTCTAACAGGCCTGGACAATACGGATAATGACGGAGACAAACAGGCTTTTCTGGTAGATACCATGGAAGTAACCAAAACAGAATCTATTGCCGGTATAGTTTCATTCTTGCAGCTGCCAAATGCAATCGGGTTTCATGATCCGTCCCTGAAGTCCAAGTTTCGGGTTGGGGACACTTTGGTGATTTCCGGAACAGTGAATAACAATTTTACCGCAAAAGTAACGGCAGTTCAAGGCGGGGGGCCTTCATTTTACGAGTTCTTGGTCTGGATCGACACGGCCACAACCTTGGAAGAGGATGTGAACGCTACCATCCAAATCTCCGGCATAAGGACAGTGGTTAACCGGCCCGAATACGATACTATTGCTGGCGTATTGGATAATACGGTTTATAATACCACAATCAGCCCTAAAAGGCAGCTGCTGGCACATGGTAATTATCTGCATGGCATGCTCATGCAGCAGGCTGGCCAGGCCATTAAATTTCTGACCGGTAATAAAAACACGGGCCTGGTAACAACGCTAGGCGCCGATGTCGTAAACGAGGTAGCAGACACTCCAGTGGAGAGTCTTAGCCAGCCGCTATTTCTGCCATACCAGCTGACCTTTAAATCTAAGGTTCCTTACCGGTTTGTAGATGTAATGAGTAATATCGGCAAAGGCTATATTAAACTCAAATACAAGGGCTTTGAACTTTACTGTCTCCCGGTCGGGACCATGAAGGCAAAGCCAGCTATCAGTAGCTCCCAGGAATGGACACTTTTGGTAGCGCCTAAAACTGATCTTTCCACGCTGTTCAAACTAAATGAGAACGGGCAATTCTTTTTCAACATGGACAATTCTCTTTATATATCCAATCTGAACCCGCTTCACCTGGTCAAATATGATTATCAGGTGCCCGCTAAATACCATGAAACGGGCATGTACAACGCCTGGCTGTCTGAGCGTATGACGCGCTGGACCATGTCAGCTAAATATATTCAACCATGGCAGCAGGGCGATACCATCGAGCTTCAGTTCCTGGCCAATAGCAACTCCAATATTGTTATTAAGGTACATTCCTGCCTTTTGGGCTTTGTCAACGAAGTGCCCATGACCGAAGCGTTAAATCCGGCCGTGTTGGCTCCTAATCGGCTTTTACAGGCAAGTATTGACACATCGGACCTGGAAGAGGGTAATTATACCGCCCTGGTTTATTCTGAGGGGAAACCAATCTGTATTAGTGAGCCGTTCTCAGTAAATGATGATTGTCCCGATACCTTCCTGTTTGAATACAAAAACAGCTACAATTTTATTGACGCCTTTTTTGACGGCTGGAATCCATCCATACGTGTGGCAGCTTTCTGGCAGCATATAACACCTACAAATACGTTGGAGGATTACCAGGATGAGGAAGGTAATTTTGAGATCCTTAGCAGTATGGCCACCTACACCCGGAAATTATTTCTTGGGGATGCATATGGTTTGCCCGATTGGATGGTGATTAAACTTAACCATGTCCTTTCGGTAAACACTTTGTTTATTGATGGCCAGAAATACACCAGAAATGCAGACTCAAAACTCCAGGCGCATGAACAGGAAGGTAACCCCCTATCCTATTTCGATATTGATCTCTCTCCTGTAGAGGATCCTGGCATTGAATTATTCAAGACCCAAACAAATACAATGATTTATTACGGCACACTACCAACAGCAGCGGATCCCACAATTGCAGATAAATTCTTCCTGGCTAATCCTGACGGCGATATTATCATTAATTACGGTCCGGTCCTTAAGGCCGCTTATTACTGGTTTTGGATACCACTGGGTTTTAGTCTTAAAACCTCCTGGCAGGACCTGGGACAGCCCTTGATGACTGGTACCATTGATCAACCCGGGGATCTGTTCAAATCAAAAGATTTTACCATTAATGGCCTGCCTGGGAGGTTATATAAATCTCAATGGATTACCCAGTTCAACAACAATCCATCCACCCGAATTAAAGTAAAATAATTTTTCCACCATATTAATATTAGCACGATGAGTATTGCAACATCTGACAATTTTAAACCGACTAATCCTAAACCGTTCAATGAATGGGAGCTGTATCCTATAGGAGATGGAACTTATAGGCACTGGACCAGCACATCTGAAGTAACCGCATTCTTTGCTGGTCAGGATATGTCTCCCACCTGGGCCAAGTATAAATTCTTTTGGATCGCTGGGATTTATAATTTTTACACTGGTAATGAATTTATACCCATTGGTGCTCCTGGTAATATTAAAGGAGTGGCCTTTACCAATACAGTCCCCGCAGCAGGAGCCACCACAGATTCTCAATACATCTATTTCTCCGGCCCTGGCACTTTTGCATCCTTTCCCGGAGCAGATGCACAGCCGATTGTGTTGACCGAAAATCTGAATGTGATCAGCTGGGACGGCACAAAAGCGACGGTGCAGGCAGTACCGGTGGATGTAGATACAAATTATTTAACACCTAACGGTGGCTTTCCAGGCTCTACGCAGGATTTGAACAAAAAAATATCTTTCATTGAAGGGGCATTCACCGCTGAAAACCCTCCAATGCCATTCACGCCCGTAGGTGATGGCTTTTGGGGTGGCAATGTTGGCGAGGCGGCTGTAATAAAGACTACCACAGCGGGATATAAATATGCGGACCTTATGGATGTGAAAGAAGGTGATCGGATCATCCTTGATGGGTTTAATCTTAATGGAATCGCAACAAACGGGCTGCTTGCATGGATTGACAGCGATGGCAATTATTTGGGCAGGCTGCAGGGAGATACCGCCGAGAATGCTGACATGGAAGCCGGACATTTTGAGGCAAGTGTTGGTGCCGGAGTTGCAAAAATTGGGTTATACTTTTATAATACTGATGAAGAGAATTTCCCAATTGACAAGGTTACAATAGGGGTTAATACCTTATTGGTGGCAAATTCAGATAATTTACCTAAGGCAACTGAAGATATAAAAGGGGTAAACGAAACCACCGATGATATTAAAAATAGCACTAAAAACATCTCATCTAAGGGTGTCCTAGGGCTTAAACAAAGTATTTTCCCTGCCTCTTTAAATGCAGATTTCCCTCCGTATTCCGCCGGATACTGGACTGGAACCGTAGGCAATGCGCCCACTGTTACCGTTATTTCCGGATGGCAACATAAAAATGACTTACTTGACTGCAAAACGGGCGACACGGTAATACTTGATGGATATAACTATCAAGCTCCTACCTCAATGCTTTTTTTGGTTCTGGATGCCGATGGAAACTTCTTAAAAAGGATAAATTACTCAGATGCGCTAGTAGCTGACATTGACAATGGGCATTTTGAGGTGCCGATAACCGTAGCAAATGTGGCCAAAATTGCCGTCAATTTCAACACAGCATCCGGAAGTAGACTACCAGCAGATGCTAAAATAGCTGTTTATCCTGGCGGTAAAAATCCAAATAAGATCGATCCAGAAAATATCGATATAGATAAACTATCAGATCTACTTCCCGACAACGCCAAAAAGGTGCTTAATGCGATCTCTGATATGTATAATAGAGGAGCGGCACCCAAAAACTATGATAAGAATCTAATCGCACTTGCAATATTGGTTTTTTGGGCACTTGGACAAAGCCAAATAGACGGAAGGAACGCAATCGCAGATTTCCCTGTTTCTTATCAGGATGAGGACGGGAATACGGTCAACTATCTGGACGGAACTACCATGACAGGTACGTATTACAGCAAGAACCAGTTAAATCCCAATTTTGCACCTTATGTATTAAATGGCAAATGGGGCTTTGACGTTTTGCTTTTGAAGAAACTAACGCATTATTTAGAAAGCAAAGGCGTGGATGTATATGAATTAAAAAGATCACTGGGAGGAACGGCAATAGACACTACGGGTACTGACGGTGGTGGCTTTTGGACTCCTCTGGATGAGCAGATAGACAAATATAATGAAGATAATGGTAAATCAGATTTAAAGCTTCTTTTATTGGCGGAGCAGGCATTTAGGAGAATGATCGCCAATGGTATTGATATTCGCTGTCTAAAATTCGTTTTATTCATTCAGGGAGAGGGAGATTCGACAATAAACGCAGCTATCAAATATTACGATAATCTGATTAATGTTATTGATTATATCCGGGGCGTGGTCGGCAATCCTAAGCTGCCCATATTCATGAGTACAGTCCCTCATGCATCTGCTCAATACAATACTATTGTTGAACAGGCACAAAAGGATATTGCTGCTCAGGATGAAAACATATATCTGATAGACATGAAGGATGCCCAACTTATTGACCAATATCATTTTAATGCTGAATGGTCTGAGTATTTAGCCACTGAGATTTATACCATCTTAAGGGATAAGATCCTGCCGGGATTATTAGCCTAAAAAATTAATCATGCGCCCTTCGGGGCGCTTTAAAATCCTTCCAATGCCACCACCCATAAACATACCACAAGCCGGAACTGATGACACCGGAGACGCAAAGGACGAGGTAAAACGAACGAGTTTCATTGCTTATGCCTTTTACGTGTCGGTCTTTATTATCTGTACTGCTATTCCCGCTCTATTTATTTGGGGCGGAAAACAGTACGATAAAGGCGTTGGGGACTGCTCGGCTGATAAAGTAAAGATAGTCCAGCAGTATCAACAGAACTGGCAGTTTGAGCATGCCGAAAGGTTGCAAGTGCAGCATGACAAGGATTCCTTACAAGGGGTTTTAAACTCCATGCTTAAAGACGAGAATCGCAAAAACTTTGAAATTTTCAAGATGAAACTCAATTCAACCGGTGGCGCTAAAGTGATCACTATAAAACCGCAATCATGAAAAAAGTATTAATTCTGGCCGTGTTACTTCTAGGGTGTTCACATTCCAGGCACTTGACCAAATCGCAAAAAATAGACAAGGCGGACACGCTTAATGTCGCTAAGGCGGAGGTAAAACAATCACTATCCGATTCCTCACAGTTCCTTTCCCACACAAGCAATTTAAGCGTGGACAAAGGAAAGGATATGTCCATTATCGAAAGCGAAACTAAGTCAAGCTCCGAACCAATCGTTTTGACCGGAAACTTCAAGATTGACACAGCTGCTGGGGGCGGAATTAAACTAACCAGTAACGGGGTCACCTTAACGGCCAATTATGATAAGGCGACGGGTTTAATAAAGGCCAAGGTTAAGGTTGAAGGCCATGGCGAACAAACGACTTACACTAAGCAAATCAACATTAAAGACAAAACCTCCATACGGGCGCAGGATTCGATTGCAGAACAAAAGAAGAGGGTTAATGAGATATTAGACAGTTTGAGCCAAATAGCCGCTTCTGGGAGCCATTTACACGCCGAAAAGACTAAAGAAGTTGAGAGTAAAACCAAGTGGCCAGTACTGCAGCTTATTGGACTGGGGGTGTTAGTTGCTCTGATTGTTTGGGTGCTGGCGAAAAGGAAAACGGTTATTAAATGGTTTAAAAACAAACTTATCAAAAAATAGTTATGGCAGAATTTTTAAAAGCATACAGAAAAACGGTGGGATGGGAAGGTAGTAGGCTAGACCTTGATCCTGATGACTCCGGAAACTGGACTAGTGGCCAAATTGGCGTTGGAGAGCTCTCCGGTACCAAATATGGTATTACACCCATCGATTATAAGCGCTTCTATGGGAAACAGCCCACCCGGGATGACATGGATTCTCTAACTGAAGCCAGAGCTCAGGCTATATTCAAAAGCCTTTACTGGGATCCTATCCATGGGGATGATATAAATGTCCAGCACTTTGCGGAGCAGATCTTTGATGTCAACGTGAACACGGGCGGTGGATCCGTTCCAGTTATCGTTGGGCAGGCTTTAAATATAGCCATGGAGAATAAGGTCGGTCTGAACCAGAATACGATCAACATTTTAAACAAATTAGCAAATGAAGAAGCTTAGTATTGTCTTGGCCATGGTTCTGATCATGGCCACCGGATGTCATAAAAAGAAAACGGGCATAGAAAACCCTATTCTGGTTATTTTAGATACCGTATACGGACCTGATACACCATTGGTGGGAAATAAAGAAACAGTTATTACCACCGATTCTTTCCTGGTATGGGTGAGCAATCGGTTTGACTCCCTGGAGTCAATAATCCAGGAGCAAAAAAGCACAATTCGATCCAGGGATAGCGCCTTATTTGAAGCTCGTTTCAAGCTAGCCAGAGTCTGGTATTATGATTCCCTCTGTCTCAAAAATAGCCGGCTGGACAAATACCTTAAGGGGTGGATTCGGAGGGCGCTTGAAAAATAGGCTAAATTTTAAACAGTTAAAACCAATATATTATGACGGAAGAACAATTTAAATCTATGTTCGAGAATCGAATCGAGTTTAAGGGCCTAAGTAATTATGAAGGCGGAGTAATAATTACACATCTAGAAAATTTGTTTTTTATCGGTATGGAGCATTCCGAGGGCGTTAGTTATTTTCCAATATCTCAGGATCTATATAATGCATTGTTGGAAGCTAACTCCAATAGAATCATTGAAAAGTTTGAAGTTATTGATAATCTATATTATTCCCGAAATGATGCAAAGTAATGTATCAAATCTTTATTAGATTTCATAAAAAGTTCTGGATCTGACTCTATTACTTTCCTAAACATTTTCCTACATAAACTATCAGAAAATTCACTTAATTTCAATATAATCTCCGAAGAGGGTTCCTTTTTGGTAGCTAAATCAATTAACAATTGCCCATGGATATATTTATTCCTGATCGTGTATGCCGATGCAAAAAGTGAAAGATCAAATTCGGGATCGTTTAAAAACTGCGCGATTCTATTTTTTATATTCCAATATTTATCCTCCTTATGTAAGGAAAAAAGACATTCCAGCGAAGCTATATAATTTGTTATTTTTACTGGAATTACATCAATTGCTCTAGCTTGATGTAAAAAAAGCTTCGCTCTTGAGAAACGGGAAAATGAGTTGTATGGAACAAGTGCAGCATTGCTATTAAAAAACCCTTCCCTATTATCTTTACTAACCATGGCATAAGCTTTTTGATTCACAACTGCACTATAATATAATTCCCTTTCACAGATTTTTATTAATTCATCGAATAAATCTTTGGAATAAATATAATTTAGACGGCCACCTTTGGAGGTATTAAAATAATAGTCTTTATAAACAATGAGCGACAGATTCTTATCTCCTTCCATTATATATAAAAAACTTGTCGGTGCGCAAAGGTTACAATCTCGAATATACCACAGATTGCCTATGATAATATTAATAAAAGTGGATGCAGTGTCTAACAGTATACTCAAATCAGACTTGTCTGGTATATCGGAATAAATCTGATATACAAAACAGAATTTTCGGTTCATCACAAGATCATAGTTCACTCCGCCGAATTGAGTCATAAACTCACTTTTAAAGTTGCCAGATGCTTCTAATAATGAATAGTTATTAGAAAGTCGAAATCCCATTAATAATTCATGATCCACTAATTCTTTATTTGAATAAAGATGCTTAATGGGGGCTAAGATTAATAATTTCATTTGCTTTAATTTTGGTGTTTAAATTAAAATCTATAAAGAATCCCACAAATACAGTGCAAATAGAAGGATTCAAAGAGTTTTTTAGAAAGAACGTTTATTTAAATTCATCGGCTAACCCATTCATCTGGATATATTCATTTAGAGGAAGGCCATTTACAATTGTAATAATCTTTTTTCCAGAGATATCATATGAGTCAGGCAGGACTTTTTCTAAATATATCGACTCAACATCCCCAATTTTAGATCCATCAAGTTTGTTGACCGCGAATCCGCCTTTTTTGTATTCAGCATATTCATATACGTCATCCAAGCTTAGAATTATTGCCATAATATATTATTATTTTGGCAACGAATATATGCCTTTTATATCATGTATTTGTCCTGGATCTTATTGCTTTTGATTCTAATATTTTAACAACATGCTGATAAAATTCCTAACTCATTCGACCCTTATTATAAGTGAGGATGTTTTCGTTTTCAGAACAAAGGCATTTTTTAAACTGCCCCTTTATAAAATTTGTGAATAAAAAAATCTTTCAGATTCGCACCTTTTTTGATCATCTCTTCAGCCCCTTTAAGGGCATCTTCTTCGTTTTCGAATTCATTATTTATTCCGTGTATATTTTTTGCAAACAAGAACTTACCAATCTGATTTCCGAAAGTTGGGATTGCTGACTCAATCAAGATCACTGCGAAATAGGACTTCATAAACAATTAATTTTTGGGTTATCAATACGCTAATTTATAAAAAGTTGGAAAACTGACCAATTATTTATTTCTGTAATACTCTGCCACCTTCACGTTAAATTCAGTCAACTTAGCCTGGAGATCATCAATGTGAGCCCTACCGGCGCGGATGGCCATGATGGGATCCCGAAGGAAGAGCCGTCCTTCTTCAAAGGTCCTGATCTCCGCTACCGCTTCCAGTTCCTCTGGAGTATACCAGGTACTATCATACTTTATCCACATTTTAGAGAGCCTGGCTTCCCTGGCCATGGCCATCACTCCTTGAACACTGTATTTTGTTTCAGACGATTTTCCCCAGTTTGCATTCATAAACCAAATAATTTAGTGCAAAATAGTAATTATTTCGGGAAAATGGCTATCTTTGTGATCTCATAAGCAGTTAGTTTTGGTTGCGGCCCCTATATCCATAGGGGCTAATTTTATTTTAGGCGAAATCGCCGCAATTAAAACTCATTCCCTACCCTTTTTATAATCTCCATCTCCCTGGCCGCCTCATTAATGGCATAAATCCGGGTGGTCCTGGTTGATGTATGGGAATTCAGTTTTTGGGCTTTTTCAATGCCAACAAGGTCAGAAACCTCATCAGAATTTAGATGTTTGAGTGAATAAAAGTCCGCACAGATATTTAGCTCCTTGTCTTTTTTTACCCAGTTCTTCCATCGGCGCGTGATCTGCTCAGTCCGGATCTGATCTGGACCAGGTTTCAATCTCCAGGATATCACATAATGGTTGGGATCATTGTAATCTTTTAAAAATTCCTCCCAGAAGGGCAAAGCAATATTTTTGATGGGCTTGGCCACCTTCATCCACTGCTTTCTTTTTTTGATTAAAAAAGTGGCGGTTTGCCTTTCCAGACTGACATCTGATATTTTGAGCCGGCAGAATTCCGTGATCCTGGCTCCAGAATGGAAAAACATATTAATGAAGAGCCAGTACCGATAGTTCTTGGAGATAATCTTTTCTTTAACCTTCGTTCTCTGATCAGGTGTTAACAGGATCCTGGTGGCCTTGACGGTATTTTTCTTGGACAACTCCCTTGGAATATTAGATTCAACCGCGTCAAACTCTCCGAGCTCCTTATAGAACATCATCATGTGAGACCGATAATAGTTATACGTATTGTTGGACCAATTCCTTTTTTTGGATAAATAATCAAATAGGGCCCTGATATCCCTTTTCCGTATCTTCCCTATCGGTGTTTGTGCTATTGGCTTACCATCTATTTTTAAATGATCCGCAGCCATTTTTACGAAGCCGGCCACAGAAGTTAAATCCTCCTTTGTATGCTTTTCAACATCAATCGATTTTAAAGCCATTTCAATCGCCTGATTAAATGGAGTCTTTTCCGAGGGAATATCGTTTTCCAGGACAGCTTCTTTAATTAAACTATTTTGAATTGGATTATATCCTTCTTCCAATATTCTTATTTCATTCTCCAGAATTGCCTTTGTCGCCGCTTGCCTTCCCTTTAAATCTTCAAACTCATTCATGCCCTGTTTACGTATCTGCTTTTGCAGTCCGACATTATCATCGTAGAACCGATAAACGATTCTCCATTTAACATTTAAACTGGCTTTAGTGGTTTTCCAATTGCTAGGGTGGACTGAAATTTTACTCAGTCTGCAATTGTTAGGAAGTTGAATCATTGCATTTCGTTTTTGTGATACTTTTTGTGATACCTTGACGAAATGCCAAAAAATAGAAGTTAAAAAAAGCCTTGAAAGTTTTATCAATCAAGGCTTTGAAGAGTGACCGCGTCAGGATTCAAACCTGAAACCTTCTGATCCGTAGAGAGAAAGTCCACTCAAAAAAGCCTCATATTATTTTGGCATTAAGAAAGTTATAAATAATATTTAATTTAATATTCCTATTTTCGTTTCTTTTTTGTGATACTTTTTGTGATCAGCACTTTTGTATAAAACACTGATTATCACGTCCGTTTATTTTTAGGTCGGAACTTGTTTTCGGAAAACCCAAATATATAATTGGCGTTCACATTAAATACCTGGCAAATCTCTCTTATCTGCTTTACGTTAAAATGCCGGATTCCTTTGTAAATCTCAGTAATGGATTGCTTGAACATTCCTACCCTCTCGCAGAAATCCTGAACATTGTCGACCACACCTTTTTCCATGAGCGTGTCAATAATATCGAACACTGCCTGATCCTGGCGATTTTCAACTTTAGATTTTTCTTTTAGGTGCATACTACTTATTTAAAAATAAATGATAGGACTTCGACCCTATCCTTAAGTACCTGAATCGCTTTCTCCTGGTCAATCTCAAAATATTTAAACCCATAGATATTGTTATCGCATTTGGTACAATATTCTTCAGTATTACCTTCTCTTCCACATGGGCAATCCCAAACATCACGTTCTTTGGAAAGAATCCCAACTTTGCGCGTTGATCGAGTTCCAATTTCAGGAAACTCTTGTTGAATCAATTCAATTATCCGTTCGTAATCAATAATATCTGATTTTGAAAATGTTTCTTTCTTCAGAGTTGCAATTCTTAATGCTCCTTTCTTTTTGGCTATATCTTCTGACTTAATATAACTTTTAACTTTATCCAGATCAACGAGTCCAGCAGTTTCAATAAAGGATTTTAGTAAATTAATATGTGCTGTATTATCTGATTCAAAGAGCGAATCATAAATTTTTTCTGTGGCCACTTCAAAAGGCATCCTTTGAAGAAAGGATATTGATTTATTTTTATAATCGTCGCTAATGTCAATGCTTTGCTTACACGATATTTTAAGATTATTTAATAATAAATCTATTGTTTCCGGAATTCCTGAATCCAATAAAGGTTTTAGCGTTTCTACCTGACAATAATGGGTTGGATCCTTTTCTAGTTTATTTAATTCAATTATCAATTTATAGCTTGCATCGTAATAATCCGTATTGATAGCTTCATTAATATTTTGATTTTTTTGCACTGCCAGGCCCTGCTCAATAATTACTGCAGTACCTGTAGCAGTTATCATGAACATAGCCTTGCCCTTCCCGGAGATTTCATCCATGTCAATATTAAGTCCAATTATGCAATTAGCCCCAATTTGCATGGCGCTTTGGATTAGCTTATTTGTAGCGTCATCATAAAGTGATTGCAGCTGTCTTTGGTAGGTTCCCGATCTTCCGCCAAAGATATCGGTAAAAGATGCACCAAAATCGCTTAAAAAGCCCGTACCGGCTACTACATGGGCCGATACGGGTTTTAAATATTTTTTAATTTCAATCCCTTGAAGTGTATTTGTTGTTGTAACTAACATAAGTTGAATTTTGGTTACCAATCAGTTTTATTCGTGTTCCCATTTTGTTCCATCATGGAAGGCGACTTCAGTGACCCATGCCCTTTTTATGGTTTTCCCGTCTTTACTTAAAATATCCCAAATCCCATAATCCGAGTTTCCTGCACCCAATGGATCATCAGTAAAACCTCCTCCCAATCCTATATCAGAATAGCTTCCACACTCAGCTGGATCTCCAAAGGCATTTGTTCCATACCATCTAAATTTAATTGCATCAATCTTTTTCCCACTTATATTTCTATAGGACAATCTTACACTCTTATAATTAGAGTATTCCTTTTCAATAAATCTGGCAGAAGTTATTTTCACCGGTGAATCTCCGTCACCTGCTGTATCCAAATACGGATTTTTCATTTCGTTTGCCACAGGGACTTCCTTTTGATTCCCATTAGGTTCAAGTAATTCTGCGAAAACTATTTTATTAATACTGTCCTTTATATTTTGAGATAGCAAGGGTACTATATTTAGACCGACATCATTCCTAACCTCAAATTTTACAGGTCTAGGATGATATGTGTTATCTTCATTTTGATTATATGTTTTTATGGATATTCCATAATAATCCGCCCCCTTCCTATATGCTTCGATGTCATCTTTTGCTTTTATATCAAATTTCATCTCATGAGAATCTGTGCCACTCCCAATAATAGCTTTAGACTCTGTTTCAACTATCACAGTATATTTTTTGTTTACAATGGAAGTCGAACATCCTGAGATAAAAGCAATGAAAATTAAAATCAATAAAAACTTTCTCATAATTGTTGTTTTTTAAATTTTATTTGCACATATATTTAGTATTCATTAAGTTTGTACCCCAAAATACTTACGATGAAAGAGAAGACCAAGAAAGATAAAAAAGCCTTAAAGTCCAATAAATATCGCTCCAAAAAGCCTAAGAAAGAGATGTTAAGCGCTTCAAAAGTTCTTTCTGCTTTGCTATGGCACGTCTCTTAAAATCATCCTGTACAACTGCCAGACTCTTATTTTTTTGCTCCGCAATAAGTTCTAAAAGTTCATCCTTTATCGTGTGAACTAAAATTATCAGGGCCATATCTGACTCATTTTCCACTTTTGGAGCTTGAGCCATAATTTCATTTTCTTTAAATAAAGCATCATAATTTAGCTTATACGCCTTACAAAACTTCAATAAAAATGCCTTCGGTACTTTTTTCTTGTTATTAAGATATTCACTTATTTTCCCTTTTGAATAACCAATTTTCTCTGAAATTTCCGTTGCAGGAAATGCAAAATTTAAACTCTCAACAACTTCGATAAATCGCTTATTCATTGATTATAAAACTTTTATTCATGGCGAAAAAATATTTTTAAAAAAATTCCCTTTTTATTCCGTTATATTCCCTTTTGTTCCCTATCTTCGTATTGCAATACACAAAGATAGTAAGAAACCATGTACTATAATTATAGTGCCGAAAAATATAAATCATGAACGCACAAGATAGACTCCCATATTCAGAAAGACGGTCCATCAAGTTTAATGCGGACGAGATTGCAGCGATAAAAGCACACGTCGAGAAAACTGAAACTATTTCAAAAGCGGCGCTTGAAATAGGGATTGAAAGAACGGTTTTGTACAACATTCTTTTTAGAGGTACAGGTGCTGAGAAAACAGTAAAGCAGGTCCGAAAGTTCCTGAAAAAGCAGACTTCCAAGGCAAACCTTCCAAAATAATCGGTTATGACACAGCTTGAAGTAAACAACATATTAAAAGATGTGCAAGAAATGAAAGCATATCATCAAATGGGCTTGGCTAAATGCCAAAAAATAGAAGAAAAGCTGGCTCCGGTTTCTACTGGAGCCAGTAAAAAAAAGCCTAGGAAACCTGTGTTATCTGAGGAAAAACTGGCAAAAATAATAGCAAGGGCAAATAAGGGCAGGAATCTGACCCCTATCAATAAATAAAAAGTGAAACAAATGAAGAAAATAATCTTTTACCTGAATATCCTGGCCGATAACACCAGGATAGACAGCAAAACATTGTATGTCCTGGTGGAGTCCCACAGGACCGGTAATGGCACCATCCTGATTGAATTCATGAATCTGAATACAAAATTTGTCCGGGATGTAATCAACTGGGACCAGGTGTTCAGCCATGCAATGGAACGTGCGCGTATCAAATGGGCTGAGGTTGACTCTAACGAGCCATCGGAAGATGACGTCATAAATGAATTAATCGCTAATCATCAACTTTTATAACATGGACACATTGAACTTTTTACTCTCACCATTGATGGTGAAGATCTATCTGGCAGCATTATTTATCTATGGCCTTATTAAGGTTGCCCAGGAAGAAAAGAAGGATCCCAGAAATAAAGCAAAGGAGCCAGAAGATATTGAAGGCCATATTGCCGGCATACATGAATCAGAGACACCGGATCAGGCAATTGAATGGTACCAGAAAGGCAATAAGTATAACGCATTACGCTCAGAGGCATTCCTGGATAAAATGGTACAGCTCCATCAGGATGCAGCTCAGCAGAAGAGTCTCATAAGCAGTTAGTTTTGGTTGCGTCCCTGGATTTCCATCCGGGGACAATTGCCAAACATTATTTAATTCTTTCAATCATTCGGAAATGAAAAAAACAAAGATTAAAAATCAACTAGATCTAAATGACCTAAGTATGATATCTCAGATTTTAAAAGCTCTGTCTGAGTCAATACCGTCAACTCCAGATAAGGAGTCTGATAAAGCTAGAGAAGGAATATCAAAATCAATCCAAATTGCTAATCGACATCTGCAACGATTATTGAAGTAGGCTCAGCCTCAAAGGACTTTAATAAGGATGTATGTACAATCATTTGCGATCCATTTAAGGGGTCCTCATAATCACAAATTACAGCCAAGAAGCTTACATCCGGTCCCCCTTTGGGATTCCCTTGGCTGTCAATGTAATGAGTAACTATGAGTTTGCGCTTTGGCAAGTGTTTAAAAACTACAATACTTCCTAGTCGAGGTGCAAATTTGCCAGACATAATTTTTTGTTTTTGTGGTGAAAACAAAGATAAGGTTTTCCGGGATCCTTTTAAAAACCGGTCTTTTAAAAATAGCAGGTATGCCTTCACCTGCAAATTTGAAGGCTCATCATAAAAGCTGCTGGTCACTATTGTAGGTTGTTCCAGCAGCACACAGCGGAGTAGAGCAGTTGGTAGCTCGAAGGGCTCATATCCCTTAAGTCGCGGGTTCGATTCCCGCCTCCGCAACGGATCAAGTTCAGTTTTGGACTTCCCGCCTGTGTTTTCACTCTGGGCGGCTTTTACGGGAGAAATGGTTAACGGTGGTTCGATTCCCCATCTCCCACAACCATTTAGTAAGAGGGCGAGATCCTGACCGATGCCACAGTTGCAAATGAACGGCAAGTCAGAAATACCACGAAGCCGGAAGTAGTGGAAGCCCGCGTTTTTAAACAATTTTTTATGCAGATGCAGGAATCTTAGTAAAAAAATTAGGGACATCCCAGCGACGGACATCCCTAAAAAATAAATAAAGTGAATACAGCAAAATTAATAGAAAGTATTGAAGCGGACAAATTCCATTATTCTGAGATCGTAATAAACGACCAGGGGCATAAAGGTGTGCGCTTTTATTTGACACCAAATAAAGGTTTTGTCGTTGGTGAATACCATTTCGATATTGCCTCCATTGAAGCATATGGCGATTACTTCACTATTAATTTCATCTGGGCCAAAGTGCAGCATACCTATAATCCGATCACTCAGGAAGGTGGAGAGGACTCCATAGACGTGGATACCTCCCAGATGGCCAAGTTTGATGGAGAAATGGATTATACAGCAATATCGGACCACTACTATTACGAATTGTGGGAATACCTGAAAGAATACCTACAACCGGATTATTAATAAATAAAAAGTGAATACAATGGGAATTTTAAACATCAGGCCGGCCGTAAGAGGCGGCAGTAAAACAGTGATAGCCATTGCCGGGGTCAGCGGATCCGGTAAGACTTACACTGCATTGAAAATAGCGCGGGGCATGGTAAACAGTGCAAGCGAGATAGGCTTCCTGGATTCAGAGAACATGAGAGGATCTCTTTATGCTGACATCCTGGATGGCCAATTCCGGATAGCGGACCTCTATCCCCCTTTCTCTCCTTCCAGGTACGCATCAGCTATTAAAGAGTTCCAGGATGCCGGCGTAAAGGTCCTGGTAATCGACAGCGTCTCACACGAATGGGAAGGAGAAGGCGGTTGCGATGATATTGCCAATGCCAAAATGGGTAATAGTGAAATGTTGAACTGGGTGGGTGCAAAACGTGCACATAAAAGCTTTATGAATACCCTGTTGCAAAGCAATATGCATATTATCTGCTGCCTTCGTGCCCGGGAAAAGACAGACTTCAAAAATCCAAAGAAGCCGGTGAGCCTGGGTATCCAGCCCGTATGCGAAAAGAACTTCATGTTCGAGATGACTGCTTCCATCCTCATGGGTGAGGAAGGCAAGAAACAGACATTCATTAAGATGCCCGCTTTCCTACTCTCAGCTTTTGGTAATGGATCCGGATATCTGGGTGAAGAGACCGGCCGAAAGATCATGGAGTGGGTAAATACAGGCGAAAAAGAAGATCCCCAGATCACAAAAATAAAAGCAGAAATGCTCCAGGCTTGTGAATGGGGCCTGGGCGGTGTAATTTCCATCTGGAATAACCTTACCAAAGCACAAAAGCTCAAGTTGAAAGAACATAAGGAGATCTGTAAGGAGGCAGCCCTGGAATATGAACGCCAGCAAAAAGAAGCAGAGGAAACGCCTCAGGAAGCATTAAAAGACAGACAACAACAATCCGGTTCACAAATTAAAATGGAATTGCCATGACAAACAGCCACTACAACAGTTTAAATCATGAGCAGCTGCAGGATCTGTTCAGCCAGTTTCTGGTGGACCGCTGGAGTTATTCCAGTGTTACCGGCTTTGCCCGTAACGAGAAAGCCTTTGAAATGCAATACATCTATGGCATGTACGGCCGTAAATCAGCCACAGCCATTGCGGGCAGCGCCTATCATGCCGCCCTGCAGTTTTACTTTGAAAAAAAGAAGGAAGGCATCGAAGTAGATGTGATCACCCTTGAGCAGGTCGCCTTTGAATATATTGAATCAGTTGAGGCAAATAAATGGAAACTGCAGAAAACGACACCTACGGTGGAAGAGGCACAGCTGAAAGCAAATAAAACTGCCATAGCACTCATACGTAATTTCTACCTGGAAAAGGGTGTATATGAGGACAATATAAAAGAAGTCCTTTATGTAGAACTGGAACTGGAAGAGTTTCTGGTCGTAAATGGCGTAGATATACCACTCCCCTGCAGGGCCAAGCTTGACCTGGTGGTCCGTACCAAAGACGATAAGATCGCCATTGCCGATCATAAATCAAAAGCTACCTATACCTCAGATGATGAAGCAGCACTAGCCATCGGCGTCCAGGCCATTACGTATGTTTTGCAGTATGAGGCAGAATTTGAGGGATCCACGGTTGAAGAGGTTTGGTTCGTCGAGAATAAGCACTCAGCCAACAAGGACAAATCCCCGCAGCTGAAAAAGATCATGGTGGAGATTGACGATAATACAAGAAAGCTTTATGAAGCCCTGCTGTATGAGCCGCTTAAACGGCTGATTCAGGCCGTCAGGGATCCGGATTATATCTACCTGATCAACGATTATGATAACCTGACTGACCGGGCAGAACTGTATGAGTTTTGGGCTAAAACCCAGATCAGTGAGATTGAGGACTTCAATATTGCTGACGCTAAAAAAGACCTTATAGGTAAGCGTCTGAAAAAGATCAGAGACAGCTCCATCGCTACTATTAATCCTAAGGTGGTCCAGAGCTTTAAGGCCAACGCCAGCAAATTTATTCAGTACAACTTAAGCAGCACTAATATGAATTCTAAAGAAAAAATCGAACACGTTTTAAAAACCTTCTCCATTCCGGTAGAAGTTGCCCATACGTTTGAAGGATATTCTTCCAACACCTACCTTTTAAATATCGGTGCCGGTACCAAGGTAGCATCTATTCACCAGCATAGGCTGGATATCGCCAACGCCCTGGACGTGGCCAGCGTCCGTATTGCCAAGGATTTGGTGGTCCATGAAGGCAAAAGTTATGTGGCTGTGGACTTCTCTAAAAAACGAGAAAAGAGCCTTGATTATGATCCAAAAGATCTTCATGGCATGAAGATCCCCCTCGGAAGAGACAATTTCGGAAACGTCATTTATTGGGACCTGGAAAACAACTCAACCCCGCATGCACTTGTTTGCGGTGCTACCGGATCCGGTAAGTCCGTTTGCATCACTACCATTATTGAAGCGGGTAAAGCTGCCGGCATTAACACCATTGTCATTTTCGATCCCAAATTTGAGTTTACTGAATACCACAACGGCAAAACCATATTCGTATTTAGCCAGATCGAAGAGATTGAAGAGCAAATGAGAAACTTGATTGAGGAGATGCAATACAGGGTTAAGAACCGCATCCATGAAAAGACCTTGGTCATATTTGATGAGTTTGCTGACGCCGTGGCTAATTCTGCCAAGGGTAACGAACTGAAGATCTATGAGCGGATTGTAACCGGGTTCTATAATGATGGAAGAGAAAAGACCAAAGTGGAGTGTGTAGGCGAGCATAAATCCTTGGAGCAAAACCTGAAAATGTTACTCCAGAAAGGACGTTCTTCCGGTTACCGCGTTGTAGCAGCTACCCAGCGGGCCAGTGTCCAGGTGATCACAGGTGATGCAAAGGTTAATTTCCCTGTTCAGATCTGCTTCAGGGTGCCTAAAGAGACGGATAGCCGCGTGGTAATAGATGAACCGGGTGCAGAGGCGCTGGCCGGCCAGGGTGACGGCCTGATCAAATCACCTGAATACAACGATGTAGTTCGGTTCCAGGCATATTACACTAAACCCCAATTTAGCAAAGTTCATGAGTAAACTATTCTTTTTTGACGTTGAAACAACCGGTACCAGGCATTGGCGCCACTCCGTTCACCAGATATCCGGTTGTATTGAGATTGATGGAGAGGTCAAGGAATACTTTGACATCCGCTGCCAGCCTTACCATGCTGCAGAGATCGATCCGGCAGCACTGGAGATCTCCGGTACCAGCATGGAGGCTATTAAGGGCTATATGCCATTTAAGGATGCGTACCGCGTCATACTTAAAATGCTGGGCAAATATGTCAATAAGTTCAATAAAAAGGACAAGTTCTTCCTGGTAGGCTTTAACAACGCCTCTTTTGACAATCATTTCTTCCGGGCCTTCTTTGTCCAGAACCTGGATGATTATTTCGGCAGCTGGTTTTGGTCCAGCTCCATAGATGTGATGGTTATGGCCACCCAATACCTGATGCGGCGGCGCCATGATATGGTCAACTTCAAACTGATGACCGTTGCCGCCGCCCTAGGCATCAAGGTAGATGAAAATAAACTTCATGACGCCCAGTACGACATCGACCTCACCAGATCCATTTATAAAATAGTAACCGCGGGAAAATGAGGCTCAAACGAGACATATATAGCCACTTTAACAACAACATAAAATATGGCAATGCCGGTGATGAGGTAAAGCTGGTCTCTGAAGTCATTGTTGAAGGGCCTGACGGCAAACGCTACACAGTAAGAGGAGCCGATCTTGAAGACACTCCTTCAAAAATAGAGGAAGGCGACGACAAGAAGGCTAAAGTCGAAAAACAGCCCCCCGCTCCTGTCAAAAAGGTGACTAAACCTGTGGTACCGAGAAAAGCAACACCTAAAAAACAAAATTCACAACCTTCATTATTTTAATCATGGCAAAGAAAAAACAATTCAAAATCCAGGCAGCCGACCTTAAGAAGGTAATGGACAAGGTCGGTCTTGCCGTTAGCAGTAATCCTGCTATTCCCATTACCAAAAACATTCTGGTTCAAATCACCTCTACAACTACCGGATACATTACCGGCACAGACCTGGAGATGCAGATCGGTCACGACATTGCTGTAGATTCTGAAATCGAAGAGGCAGAATGCCTTATCCCTTTTGAACTACTCAATAAGATCATTGCTCTCAATAAGGGCGCCCTGATGACATTTGTTTTTGAGGGAAAAGGGCTATCCATTAGGACCGAGACGGATGATTACAAAATCAATGTTCTGGAGAAGGTCCAGGATTTCATTAAGCCGATGGAGTCTCCCAAAGAAAACATTGAAAAAACACTGCCTGATCTAACGGATGATCTGAAAAGGGCACTTAAAACAGTCAACAGAGATCAAAGCCCGGCTCAACCTGCAACGCTCAGAGTTCTACTGGACATTAAAAAGGACGGCGTTACCATTGCTTCTACTGATACCCACTATGAGGTATTTAGTATTACAAAGCCGGTAAAGCTAAAATCTGAGGTTGAGCTGCTTCTACCGATCAAGGTTATTAAAGCCATTGACGGACTGGAAGACTTTACAGTCTCCTGGGACGACAAAAAGGTGGCCATCAATGCCGCGGAGGTCACCATCATCTTTACGCGGCCGGAAGAGAAGTTTGTGAACTTCCGGGCTATTTTCCCTCCGGAATTTACCGCTAACCTGAAGTTTGATAAAAAGGAGATGCTCCTGGCCATGGAGAAGTGCGCACTCTCCAAGGACCGTTTCAAGGAAGCGGCTCTGGACCTAAAGACAGGTATTATTACAGCCAATGATATTGGATCAGGGATTAAAATCAATGTGCAGATGAATTCCATTGATTACTCAGGAAATGTTTCAGAGATCCATTTCAATGCAGATAAGATGAGTAACCTCCTTAACCAGGTCCCATATAATAATATAACCCTGGCTGTCCACCAAAAAGATCGTCCGATTCTATTCCGATCTGAGGAAGAAGCCGGTTATCTCGCGCTACTCATGCCCATTTCTTATTAACGCTATTTTTTAACCTTTCAAATAATACTCAAATGAGTTTCTTTCAAAAAATTTACGAACTGGCTGACGGCGCCGATCTGGCGATCAACATCAAGCGCAAAAACGAAAAACTGACTGTCAGCGTGCTTCCTTCCAATGCCAAGAACGTCACACCGGTAATTATTACCGGCACGCCTGAAGATCTGGACAATGGCTTCCTGGATACAGTCACCCGGCAACTGGAAAAAGCCGGTGAACTCCAACTGGAGATCGTAGCCAGCATGGCTAACGAAGAGGAGTGGCCGAAAAAAAAGGACAAGACGGCTAAAGAAGCCAAGGAAAAGGACAAACCAGCCAAAAAGACTGAGGCGCCTAAAAAAGAAGAGCAACCCAAACTCGAACACCCCTCATTATTCTAATTATGTCAGACAGTACAATATTCAAGATGATGTTACAGGGCTGCACACTCAAGCAGCGATTTAACCGACGTAAAACGCATTCACATTGCCTATACCATGGTAATGCACCGGTAAAACAGATTTCCTTTTCCGCCTTCACCCGGATAGAACCGCTGCTGAAGGAAAAGAAGGGTGTCTACACCTTGAACCTTAATACTGTCAGACAGCTGCACGGACTGCATGCAGCAAAAAAATTCTATAAACAGTTAAAAGCAAAAAACAATGGCACTAGAAGTAACAAGCCTGGCCAGAGAGTTCAGGTTCACCAAAAACAGCAAGACAACAACCCTTCCCGATCCCAACAAGGAGTTCACAGCCCAGGAGGTGATTCAGTTTTATTCTAATCAGCATCCGGAACTCACCACCTGCACCATCGACGGACCCAAGATTGAGGATGACAAGCAGGTCTACGAGTTCAAAACCACCATCGGCACCAAAGGATAAGTAATGAAGAAAAGAAAGAAGAAATGCCCCAAAATAAACAATTTTCACAGAGCGCTGGGAAGAATCCTGATAAAAGAACGCAGGGACAAACAAAGGTTCTCCGGAACCACAAGGCAAGAACGACTTTTACTGCCGTCTTCCCGGCTGCCCTGGGTTCAGTAAAATACAGGCAGATCAATGGATTTTTCATGAAAAAAGCTACTCATCCCGATGAATTCCGGGAGATATATGAAGGGGTTTCCAGATCTTATAAGTTAATCAAGCATGCTCCCAGGATTGATAAGCGCAAGCCAGAAGACATCCAGATGAAACAAATTCTCTCAAATGTCAAATCGCTTTTACCTGGTGATGCTAATGTGATTATCCAGGAGGACTATAAAAGCAACTTGTGTTTGAATATTTACAGAGCAGCTGACTGGAATTGTGGATGGTCCTGTTTTGCCGTCGGCAAAGTCCTCAAAGTACTCAGCCGTGAAGATGATTTTCTGCATGAAACGTTTTTGAGCTTTTTAAAAGCCTTTAGCAAAAGCACCGGTGTTGATTTATGGTATTACGGATTAATGGGTGAACAGATTTACAATCTCGATGAGCGAATAATGAATATAGATGACGAGGATGAGGACGAGAAATTAAAAAGGGAGTTCCTTAACTCAATTTATGAATACAGGCATGGAAAAGCGGCCATGTACGAAAAATTCCTAAAAAACCAGGATTCGCCCGATGATCCTAACGAGTTCATCGAATTACTTAAAGATTATAAAAAGCACCCCATTGCCCGGATTATCAGAAACGGGGTGGAAATTATCAAAACCGGCAAAAACATCACCGATTATCAGATGTTTCACCAAGACAAAAACGAATCATGCTATTTACCCTTTGATTTTGGATTCTGCATAGCCTGGTCTTTAACTGATGCCTTGGCTACAGAAACAGAGGAGTACCTGGACAGTTATTCAATGGAAGGTGTAGAGGAGCCACATCAATATCTGATGCTTAATGGCAAGAAAAAGACCGACCTGAAGGACTTTGAATCTAAGGACACTTTTATTGAGGACTTGCAGGACTTCTTTGACCAAACCTATAAAACCTTAAATAAAATCAAGAAATATGCTGAATGAGTTCACTGATAGTCTGCAACAGGATTACCCTCCTACCCTGGCAATAATGGTTTATGAAGGCCATAATGACTTTTATCTGGAGAGCCACGAAATCGTCAGTGGCCAGATCATGGAAGGTAAGCCATTAGCAGAAGAAACGATTTTTGGGATTGCGGAACTTTTTAAGGAGAAAGGCATCACCCAATGTAATATATCGGGCATCTTCCCTGGTAATCTGCTCCATTTTGAGAAACTCAATGGCAGCGATTATAATATGATCTGGTACAGACCGGCTGAGCAGCGAATAATCCATTTTTCAGAAAGCCTGTGTATTCCTGATGGCCAGGTTTGGGTACCGCCCCTGATCTACCAGGCAAAAGGCCGAACGCTCACCGTAATGGCCCTTGAGAGTGATGACAGGCCAGCTTTAAATACGATATTACTTAAACCTCCTTTTCATAATACGAATGGTGAACATGGCTCTGTATGTCTGGGGAGTGCTAAAGCAAGAAGGGAAAGTAAAAGGACCTTCGGATCTGAAATCGAATACTGGGAGACATTATTCTGGCAATCCAAGTTTTCACACCTCAGTGGAAACAACCCTACCAAAGGAAATTTAAATCTGATCTGGATGAACCAGGTCAGCAAAGGCACCAAGTTCCCCATGGATGAGTTGCTGCCTTCCAAATTAACGCTTAAAAATCTTTTATAATGGTTCACTTTACCGCGCAATACCTTTTAAATCCGACAAAATTAATATCAGTAGCCCTGGTAGGTGTAGGTGGTACCGGATCCCAGATGCTGGGACACCTGGCCAGAATAGACACCACCCTGCAGGCGTTGGGCCACCCAGGACTATATGTGCACGTCTATGATGATGATCAGGTATCGGAAGCTAATATCGGCAGACAGCTATTTGCTGAGCCGGATCTGGGACTCAATAAGGCCACAGTCCTTGTTTCCCGCCTAAATAGATTCTTTGGCCTGAACTGGGAAGCCCATCCGGAGAAATACGTTTGCCAGCTCAGGGCAAATATCATTATAACCTGTGTGGATTCTGCTAAAGCCAGGATTGAGATTAAAAGCCTGATCAAGTCTACCAAGGATGAGCAGGAACCGGATGAAAAGGCTTTATACTGGCTGGATATGGGTAACGGTTCAAAAAGTGGCCAGGTGGTTTTGGGTACGGTCAAGGATATTCAGCAGCCAAAATCAAAGCTGGAAACAAAAAAAGCGCTTCCGGATGTCCTTGATCTGTATCCTCAGATTAAAAAAGTAAAGGATAAAGATGATGGGCCCAGCTGCAGCCTGGCAGAAGCTATTAAAAAGCAGGACCTATTCGTTAATCCTATAATGGCCACTCTGGGGGCCGACATTCTCTGGAAATTATTCAGGGAAGGTATGATCACCAGCCAGGGATGTTTTGTCAATCTGGACACATTCCATGTCAACCCAATCAAGATTTTTTAAACCCTAAATATTATGCACTATGGATCCGCAATTAGAGAGCCTCCAGAAAAAATATGAGCAGTTGTTCACGCTGACACTCAAAATGAGGCAGAAACAAAAGGCCTTTTTCCAGTACCGGGCTAAACAGGACCTGGAATCAGCCAAAAGGTATGAGCGGGAGCTTGACCAGTTACTTAAGAAAGAGATCGAATTAAGAAAAAGCGGACAGTTAGAATTATTTTAAATTATGGCGAGGCCACTCAAAGACGGATTAGATTACTTTCCTTTTGACGTAGATTTTTTTGAAGATGAAAAGATCGAAGCAATCAGTGGAGAATTTGGGCTGAAGGGCGAATTAGCTACAGTCAAACTGCTATGTGCGATATACCGTAATGGTTATTTCATTGTGTGGAATGATCTGCTAAAAATGAAGCTCGCTAAGCGGCTTCCTGGTGTAAGCAGTGAATTGCTTGAACAAATAGTTTTACGCTTAGTTAAATGGGATTTCTTTGATGAAGGCCTGTTTAATTCGGATAAAGTATTAACAAGCGCCGGCATACAAAAACGTTTTTTAGTAGCAACTAAAAGGCGGGAAAAAGGAGCTATCACAGTTTTTGCTTGCAATAATGGGGTTTCTGTATACAAAAACCCTCTTACTGACGGCATTAATGATGACATTAGTACACAAAGTAAAGTAAAGGAAAGTAAAGTAATAGATACTAACGTATCTATCCCGACATCCGTCGGTGAGACCGCCCCCTCCCCTTCTTATAAATCGGTTGAAAAAACAAAAACCGGTATCTGGGAATATCTGAAAACCGGGCCCAAGGAAGCAGAGCCCTATGTCGACTTCTGGAATCTGTTTGCTGCAGAGAAGGGTGTACCCAAGGTTAGGGATATCACCAAGAAACGACGGCAAAAGCTAAAGGTCCGGCTCAGTGAGAAAAGCTTCAACTTCTGCAATATCCTGAAAATGGCCGGTAACTCAGAATTCCTGTTGAGCAACAGCTGGTTCGCTTTCGATTGGATAATCGAAAATGATTCAAACTATTTAAAAATCCTGGAAGGCAATTATCAATCTAAACCCACTACAAACCCGAAAGACGATGAGATCAGGCGAAAAGCAGCAGAGCATAAGCAGCTGGCGGAAAGACAGAAACAAAAGCTCCGTGAAGGTTGATGTGCTTCATGGCAAGGTGCCGCCCCAGGCAATTGATATCGAAGAGGCGGTGTTAGGCGCCATCCTCATGGAGCAGAGCGCACTGGATACCGTCCTTGACATCTTCCATGATCCGGAGGTTTTCTACAAACCCAGCAATGTAACGATTTTCAAAGCCATCCTGAAAATGTCCGTGGAGAACAAGGCCATCGACATGCTGACTGTCGTGGAGGAGCTGAACCGGACCCAGGACCTGGATATAGTGGGTGGCGCCTACTACATCAGCCAGCTCACAGCCAATATCGCTTCCACGGCCCACCTGGAGGATCACTGCAGGATCCTCTGGCAGAAGTCGGTACAGCGGCGGCTAATTGAAGCCGGTGGTCGCATCATCCACAATTCTTTTGACCCTGGCATGGATGTATTCGACCTGATAGATGATTCCGAGCAAATGGTCTTTGCCATCTCCACGGGCATGGTCAAGCAGAATTATCACGCCATCCAGGACGTGGGCGTCGAGACGATAGCCAGGGTGGAATTCCTGCGTAACCATCCGGATGAATTTACCGGGGTGCCCACCGGCTTCCCGTCCCTGGACAGAATTACCTACGGATGGCAGCCTAGCGACCTCATAATTCTTGCCGCGCGCCCTAGTGTAGGTAAGACTGCTCTTGCCCTTAATCTGGCCCGTAATGCGTCTAAAAACAACATCCGCAATGTACCAGTTGGTTTCTTCTGCCTGGAGATGAGCCGGGGACAGCTAACAGAAAGGGTGCTTTCCTCCGAATCTGAGATATTCCTGGATAAGATACGCCGCGGCAAAATGAACGATCAGGAGTTTTTAAAACTGCAGCAGTCAGCAGACCAACTGCCAAATATCTATTTTGATGACACAGCCTCCCTGAACATCTTTGAATTCAGGTCCAAGGCCCGGAAAATGGTCAGCAAAAACGGAGTGGGCCTGATCATTATCGATTACCTCCAGCTGATGGGCAGCTCCTCCGATTTTGGAAACCGGGAACAGGAGATCAGCATGATCACGCGTAACCTCAAGTCAATAGCCCGGGAGCTGGATATACCGATCATTGCCCTATCGCAAATGAGTAGGGACATCGAAAAAGGCAGTGGCAGAAGCGCTAAGCTATCGGACCTGAGGGAATCAGGTGCCATCGAACAGGATGCAGATTTTGTCGCTTTCCTATCCAGGGATGACTACCAGCAAAACGATCTCGAGAAGGATCCTGCCATTGCAGGCAATGCCAATTTCGATATCAGAAAGCATAGAAACGGCTCCCTGGAGAAGCTGGTATTCAAAACCGATCTCAGGATCCAGAAATGGTTCGAAGAGGATGCCTACAGGGATTATATGTCCAGGCACGGCCTGGGAGATGGCAGCTGGACCAAACTGCCGGCCCCCGATGGCCCCAGCCTCTTTATCCAGCAGCCGGATAATTTCGACAAAGAATTTGACGCGCCACCCTTTTAATTAATTTTTTAACCCAATATCAAAAACATGCTACCAGTAGATTTTGAGGGAACAAACCTCACGCTGAATAAACCGAGTGAAATGACCGACGAGCAGTGCCAGTCAGTCAAGGCATTTAAAGGGATAGACCAGGAAGGGTTCCCCTTTATACTGCTGGCCTTCAAACCTAATTACGAGGATATAGAGGCCATTAAAGCCGGTAGGCCCATCATGCTGAAAATTATTACAGCAGCAAGCATCCCTCCCGTGGCCATGTATACTTATGACGAAAATTTTAACGCAAATGAATGAACTAATCTTAATCAAAAGAGGCCTATATGCAGGCCAGAGGGCAATGGCAGAAAGAGTTCTTGCCCAGGACGGACTCAGGTATAGATGCCTGATAAACGAAAAAATAGTGGGCATAAAGCCAGGAGATGCCAGTATCCTGCCCCCCAGCCATCCAATGTATGTACAGCAGGCAGAGCTGCCAAAGGAAGTACCTAATAATGAAATGTTGGATAAAGCCCTTAAAGCAGTCGTGGAAGTCATTGCCGCGGCTAAGATCCAACCAGAACCTGATAAGGTTATTCCGGTCCCGGAAATCGTAAAAGAGCAGAGCCAACCACAAAAAAGAGCGGGCCGGACCAAAAAGGTAATCCAGAAAACAATATCAGCTAAACCTAAACAAGTCGAACCTGTTTTGCCGGAATTCGACAAAACGAAAATGGATATCGTTATCGATTTTGACGGCACCGTAGTAGCTCATGCCTTTCCTAAAATTGGAAAGGATATCGGAGCGGTACCGGTACTCAGGGAACTGGTAGAAAATGGCCATAGGCTGATCTTATTTACCATGCGCGCTGATATCGATGAGCCTATTATCCACGAGGGACAGATAACAGCAGGAATTGGTAAGCACCTAACCAGGGCGGTTGAATGGTTCGCCGAAAACGGTATACCCTTGTATGGCGTCCAGAGCAATCCCAGGCAGAAGAGCTGGACCACCAGCCAGAAAGCTTATGGCCAAATCATCATTGATGACGCCGCCCTGGGATGCCCGCTCAAATATGACTCCAGGGTATCTCATAGGCCTTATGTGGATTGGACCAGGGTCCGCCAGATCCTGGTTGATAAAAAGCTGATCCGCAAAAAAGAATCTAAAATATTTTAATCGCCAAAGGGTATAACGAATCGTTACCCCCCCTTTAAATCACTAACAATGCCAGCAAAAAGTAAAAAACAGAAAGAACTGAACCTTTTTCAGATGATGAAAGAGCTAAATGACCAGGACAAGAAACTGCAGGAATCGGGAATAGCAGTAAACGAGGGTAATGCCAAATTGGTGATTTCAAATGCCATGGTGACCGCTAAAACCCATCCCGGAGGCGGCGTGGTTTCCATGGGTGTCACTGGCCGGACCTTAATGGATATCATGACACCTGGCCCAACAGGCAAAAGTTCCAAAATATGCATCCTCTGTGTTATCGACAAGGCAGCGTATGATGAGTATAAAAAAGACAATGGTTTTGAATAATTGATTGAAATAGTAACCATATTGTTTACTTTTAAAGCTAACTTTAGCAAAAAGGAGGTAAAAATGAAATAGCAAACAATGAATATTCACTTTTTTGGGGCGGTATCCTTTTAATTCTCGTGGAAAATATGTTTTAACTCCGCCCCTAATTTTTAAAATCTTCAAAAATTGATTATGAACTTAAAAACTTTCGACGCTATTACAACTCCAAATCGGGCAAAGAGCGTCAGCCCGAAGATTACAATTAATACCAAATCCGGATTATTGAGCATCAACAAGGGAGCTGTAGAATTATTAGGCCTCAAGGAAAAAGATCAAGTAACCTTTCATCAGGATGAAGAGGAGATCACAGACTGGTATATTGAAAAAGTAAAAAGCGGGGGATTTCCCATCAGGAAAAACAAAAATGCTACTAGCCTGGCGTTCAATAACTCATACCTGGCTAAAAAGATTTTTGAGTCAGTGACGTGTAAGGAACAATCTGCATCTGTCCTGCTTGCAGGGAAACCCACCAAATTGGGCAGCAGAACATTATATGGACTATTAACTAATTCCCTAATTAATTAATCAAAATTCGAAGATGGTATACGGATATATACGCGTTAGCACCGACAAACAAGACACAGAAAACCAGAAATCCGGAGTGATACTTAAAGCAGAGTCACTGGGTTTGTCCATCGACAGCTATATCACCGATGACGGCATTTCCGGTACGAAGGAGCCTGAAGAACGTAAGCTTGGCAAACTTCTGAAGAAAATTAAAGAGGGCGATGTGATTATTACCTCTGAATTATCCAGACTGGGCCGTAAGCTTTTTATGATCATGCGAATCCTGGAACACTGTATGAATGTCGGTGCTAAGGTATATACCGTAAAGGATGGGTACGAACTAGGAGACAATATTCAAAGCAAGGTCTTAGCTTTTGCTTTTTCTCTGGCCGCCGAGATCGAGCGTAATATGATCAGTGAACGCACCAAAGAAGCGCTAAAACGCAAAAAGAACGCGGGCATGATCTTAGGGCGCCCAATAGGCCGGACCCGGGATGGTGGCAATCCTAAATGCGAAAAGAACCGGGACAAGATTATTGCCCTCCGAAAACAAAGGGTTTCCATATCAGCCATTGCCAGAATCATCAAAGTGCACCGACTTACATTATCTGCATACCTGGTGAGTTCAGGTCTGGAGGCGTCTAAAAAGACACCTATTCAAAAACAGGCTATCCTTGAGCCGCACCGGGAAATCGTTAAGGATGCCATTCAAAATGGCCTAAACTATAAAGAAATTAGGATCCGATGCAATAAGCAACTGGACCTGGAACTGTCTGAATCATCATACCGCACTTTCATCTCTAAACGGGTGGAGCTATATGATATGTTCACGGAGATCCACCAGGGAATCCGGATAAAGGCAAATGGAGGAATGAAAGTAAATAAAAGGTACGCTTCATGAGTAATAAAGAAATATACCAGCAGATCCAGCAGCTTAGCAAAATCCTAGGCTTTAAGGTTCCTATGAATGGATTTCTAATGATAGTCTTTGGATACCCGGTTATTGACATAATTGCCTTATGCGAACGCCTTGAAAAAATTCATCAATCTCCGGATAAAAGTCTCGAACAAATGCTGCAGGAGCATTATGGCCAGCAAGCTGTTGATTTATTAAACGGGATTATTTAATTAAAAATAATCACTCTGCCTTCGGGCACAAATCAATTTAAAAAATGAGAAAATGGTATACACAGGTCATAGCCAAAGACCCTAAAACGCAGGAAATTAAAATTTGGGCCGGTCCTTATATTGAAGCGCCCACTCAGAAGCTCGCCCAGGAGTATTGTGAGGCAAATGGGCTGGGTTATGTCCAGGTAACTCCTACCTGGGTAGTTGAAGAAATTGATGAGGAGACCGATAATATTGAAGTATTTGAACACCTCAATTAATAATCCATGGTTATTGTACCCCTAAATATTGCCACTGTTATCGCATTTTCTGTTATGATAATCATAGCGGTGGCAACATTTTTTAAACATAAAAAATAAATACGATGCTAGTAGAAAACTACACTAAGGTAAAAGAGCTAATGGCGGAACTTGATCGGTGCAAGCAGAAACTCGAAGAGTGGGAAGATTGTTTTATGGTAATCCCTACAAAAACGGGGTACCCGTCGGATATTGATAGGATTGTAATGAATTCTGATTGCCAACACGAATTAAATGATCAGACAGAGGCTTTTATCCGTAGCTGTCAGATTTTCTATAAAAAACGAATTGCGAGCATCAGGAAGCAGATTACGTTTTTATAATCGGCTCCGGCCCCAAAAAAAAGAAATGAACAATACATTTAAAAAAGGAGACAAAGTAATTATGGAAGGTTGTGCAGAATCAACCTTGCCAAAGTATAAAGGCAAAATTTGGATCTGTCAAACAGATAGTTACATCGACAAAGGCGGAAACGAGGTTGTTTTCCTGGAAGGGTTCAGCGGGTGTTTCTTCTGCGGTTATCTAAAACCCTATCTCAAAACTGATGAAGGTATGATACCTGCCTCCCTTCAGGTTGAAGCTCATCGCCAGTCTATGGTGGAGGGTGTGCATGAAGAGGTTGACCGGCTGGCGATGGCCATAGCCAAAAAGCCAATTGCCGAACAGGCGGAAATCCTAAGAACCACCAGACAGGCATTATTAACCATTAAAGAAGCAGCAAAATAATTGAAAGCCCTGGGCAATCAGCGGTTTTTCTGAACGTCTGGTGCCTTTCAAACTAAAAAACAGTAAGAAACGATGAAATCAGCAATGCAGATCGCAGGCGAACATAAAATCGGCGACCAGCCGGAAGGTATCGGCATCGTAATAGGCGCCATGCTTGAATATGGCGAACAGGAATTTAACCGGGGCAAGGAGGCTGGCGGAAAGGAAATATACGAACAGGCATCCCTGGCCTATGTAACCCAGAAACGCCTTTTGGCTGCTAAAGATGAAAAAATCAGGCAGCTGGAAGCAAAACTGGAAACAATTAAAAAGACAGTTCAATAAAAATGAAAGCATTAACCATAAAACAGCCATGGGCATCGCTTATCGCCCATGGCATCAAAGATGTTGAAAACCGAACCTGGAAAACAAATTACCGGGGACGGATCTATATTCATGCATCAACTCCAAGGAAGTTTAAAGTGGATTTGACAGATGACCAGACCAGATTAGCCCTGCCTGTACTCCAAACAGCAATGGAAGGGACGATGGCATTTGGTGCTATTATCGGCGAGGTAGATATCGTGGATTGTGTTCTTAATCACCCTTCCATTTGGGCAGAGAAAAGCATGGCATCAAAGGATTGGCAAAAGGAAGGTAATCTGTATGTCTATAATTGGGTACTCGCAAATCCCGTTCTGTATGATGAACCGATCCTGGAAGTAAAAGGTAAATTGAGTTTTTGGGAATTTGATGTAGCCTGGTAATGAAAAAAAGTAATTCCATATCATTCACCCTCGAGCAGCTCCAAAAAAAACCTTGTGCCGCGCTGAACCCTGAATTATTCCAGGAACAGGAGGAAATTTCCAAAAAACGTACAAAAGTTTCCAAATACCGTAATAAAAAGACGGAATTTGATGGAATTGTGTTCGATTCGGCTAAGGAAGCCACCAGGTATAAGGAGCTGCTCTTATTACTCAAGGCCGGCGAGATCGGTCATCTGGAGCTCCAGGTGCCGTTCGAGTTAAATGAAGGTGGTACCCATTCCCTTAAGTATGTGGCTGACTTCGTTTACCTGGATGCCAGGACCGGTCAGAGGATCGTGGAGGATACCAAAGGGCACAGGACCCGGGAGTATCTTAAGAAGCGTAATCTGATGAAAAAAGTCTTTGGGATAGATATTTACGAATCCTAATCATCTTATTTTATATGACTTATATTTATGTCTTCCTTCATAAAAAATCCTAATTATTACCTTTTCACCTTCATTTTTATTACAACAAGGTATATGATCTGGGGCATTCAAAATATAATGCCCCAACAGTCCTTTATGTACCGTAATTAAGACTTGATGACCCGTCAACGGATCAAGACCATCTAAATACCTGTTTTTCCTGTCAAACCTTTCGAAATAAAAATAAGTAACAAAATAAGGATCTGGATTCTTGGTGTAAAAGGTCAGCAAAGTTTTATCAGGCGTGAAGGGATCCACGTTATAACTAACATGTATCTTACGCCCTTTAAAATACCTGATTAATCCTATAAGTGCTATAATAGTTGACAAAACAGCTCCATACATTCCAATATAATCAGTAGTAGTCATAAACATTAATTTTAATCAAATTTAGTACTTTTGTTGAAAACTAACGAATTATGTCCACTCCAATAGTTATATCAATATTAGCACTGATTGTTGCTCTAATTCTTCCTACAATAGCAATCTACAAATTTTTTATAGAAAGAAAAATATATGCGGACATTCATGATGAATATGATATGGATCCTTATTCTGGTGATCAAATATCCAAAGCAATAATAGTCCTGTCTACTAAAGGATCTAGCCCAATTTATTATACAGATTTTCGGGTTCTACAAATAGATGAATCAGGGAAAAAAACTGAAATAATAGATATAAACGATTTAATTTTTCCTATGGTATACCCAGGCGTAATTTCAAATTCACAACCAAAAATTATAAAAAATCATGGATATGGCGTTTTCCCAGAAAAAACTGAAGATGGAAAAATAATAAATTATGCAATAGAGTTGATGATCACTGGAAACGAAAAAACTACAATTATACCACTTCGCAAACGAAAATGGCCGAAGGTGGAATATGTATATACTGGATACCCCGAGGTTGAGGCCCCAGATGAATAATTAAATAATTACAATAAATAACCGATATGTTTACTATTTTTGTTGTAAACAATACGGTTACTCGTGAAAAACCTTTCTGCCAAACACGAACTTTTTTGCAAAGAATATGTAAGCGATAAATACCTTAACGCCACAAAGGCCTATAAAGCAGTGTATAAAGTTAAAAGCGAAAACACTGCTGCTGTAAATGCGCATAAACTGCTAAGAAATGCTAAGATAAAGGCCAGAATCGATGAATTAATGGCTGAAAGGGCTAAGAGACTGGAAATTACTGCTGATGCCGTACTAAGAGAAGCCTGGGCTGTTGCCAGCGCCCGTATTACTGATTTCGCCAAAATCAGGACTGTAGAAAAAACTAGAATTGTAACTCGAGTTAAACAAATTACTGAAAATGAGAACAATGAGGGTGATAATGAAAATAAAGGACCACAATTCGAGGAAGTAGAAGAAACCTACCTGGAGCAACAGATTGAAATTCTCGATACAGACCTGATTGACCCGGATAAGATTGGGGCGCTTTCTTCCATAAAGCCATGCAAGGAAGGAGGTATTGAGTTTAAAACCTTTGATAAAGTAAAAGCCATAGAGCTAGTAATGAAGCATAAGGGTATGTTCGAGATCGACAATAAGCAGAAAACTGAAAAAATTGTGGTGGGTTATACTCCTGTCGATGAGGAGGAAGACGATGAATAATGCAGTATGAGTTCCATCCATATCTGTTTAATCCACTGTACTGGGTGATCCGTTGGGCGATGGCCCAGGACGATATCCGTTTTATTTATGTCTATGGAGGATCCTCAGCAGCTAAAACCTATTCGATCACCCAGGCGCTGACAGTTGAAGCGGTCCAAAATAATGCCTCATCGATGATCCTTAGAAAATTTGGGGTCGATATCGAGGACAGCGTTTATAAGGATTTTAAAGAAGTGGGTGAAAAATTGAAGGTTGACGAGGTACAGGCACCAATTAAAAGGCTGATTCGCTATAGCAATGGCGCTGAGCACAGATTTAGAGGGCTTGACAACTCCGAGAAACTAAAAGGACTTAAAGGGTACAAATACCTGTACTATAATGAATTTTCGCTCTTTGACAATGCAGACTTCGGACAGGGTAAGAAGCGTTTACGCGGGATGCCCGGTCAGAAGATCATCTGTGACTGGAACCCGATCATAGCCACGCACTGGATTAAAAGTGAAGTGCTGGACCTGGAGCAGTGGCACGATATCCATCCCGATGTCCAGGCTCCTACCAAATATTGCCGCCTGGATCCTGATTACTCTTTTATCCGTATAAACGAAACCGGGAATGCCTTATTGATCAAAGTAACGTACCGGGATAACTTTTGGATCGTTGGCCATCCCAAAAAGGGATTTGGTTACCTGGATAAACACGTAATTGCCGATTTCGAATATGACAAGATCCATAAGCCAAACGATTACCGCATTTACGGACTGGGCGAATGGGGACTGGTAAGGACGGGTTCCGAGTTCTGGAAATGCTTTGACGAATCTAAACACGTCAAAGTGGTACCACCCTACCGGGCAGGACCTATCCATATTACCCTGGACAATAATGTCCATCCCTATGTTACCATCAGCGTATGGCAGGTGGATACCAAAAGGCGGAAAATAAGGCAGATCATGGAGTTTCCCTGTAAATACCCCAACAATACCGCTGCCAAGGCGGCAAAGGTGTTTTCTGAATGGCTGAGGAAAATAGGATTTATCGATAAGATCTTCATATATGGGGATCCATCGGCCAAAGCCAAAAGTACAGTGGATGACGAGGGCCGCTCCTTCTTTGACAAGTTCTTTGGCGTATTGCATCAACAAAGGTGGGTAATAATTGACAGAGTACAGAAATCAGCGCCCCAGGTATCCATCTCTGCTGATTTTATCAATGAGATCTATGAATCCAATCTGGATGGATGGTCCATTGAGATTTCCCAGACTTGCCGGACCAGCATTGATGATTACTGCATGACCAAGGAGGATATGAACGGGCATGTATTGAAGAAACGAGTTGAGGACAAAGAGAAGGGCATCTCATATGAGCCACACGGCCATTTTAGCGATGCCAAAAGGTATTTTATCATAACCATCCTGAAAAGGGAATATTTGATCTATAAAAATAAACGTAAACGACGCCGGTCCACAGCGGCATAATCATAAAGCCATGATACTTAACATTGATGACATTAAAAGAATCCTGACCGAGAATCCTAATAAGGACCTGGTACAGAACGCCAAAAAGTACAACAAGGCATTGAGAACCCATTTTTATGGAGAGGACCTGAAAGGTGTGCTCCGTAAAATAGATGATTTCGAGACCGACGTCCTGCATAAGCTCCGGATACAATATGCCACTGCCAATAAAGACCTGTTTAACCGTCTATCCCGGCCCATGGATAAAGTCTATACCGCCAGGGGCGGATCAGTGTACTATAACCTACCCGAAGCCGGCGAAAGAAAGGCCCGGCAACTGCTATCCGATATTGGCGGCGGCATCTCCCTTAAAAAATGGATGGAAACGAACTGGATGCAACATTATAAAGATGATCCGGCGGGGTTGATCTTTATGGAGATCAAACCTAATCCGGAAGCTGCCCGCCTCCAGAGCCAGGGTAAATCATTCGTTTACCCCACTTATAAGTCTATCCAGACCGTTTTCGATTACCTGGTGAATGGCCAGACAGTTGAATATGTTGTTTTCTCCCTGGATAAAAAGGATTTAAAGGCTATGGGCATCACAGAAGAGGGCCAATATTACCGCGTAGTAGATGATTCTGCTGATTATATCGTAAAACGCCAATCTGGCGTAAACACACTTAAAAACGGCACTGAAGTCATTAGTGAATTTGCCATAATTGAAGAACTGACCCTTCCAAACTACTTTACACAGGTGCCCGCTATCCTTTGTGGCAATATTCCGGATACAGAACATAACCAGGGCGTGATCTCCATCTTTGACCCGATCATTGAGCAGGCAAATAAGTTCCTGGTGAAAGGATCCATCAAAGTCACCCACGACTTCATGCACGGCTTCCCCAAATACTGGGAATATGCCAATGATTGTGATAAGTGTGAAGGGACTGGATGGGTTGAAGCCCAGCAATGTCCAGAATGTAAAGGATCAGGCCATAGGCCCATGACTAAGGTCAGTGACGTTCATTTGCTCAATCTCCCCCAGGACAAAAACGATGCGACTATCACGCCACACGTAGGAGGCTATATTGAGCCGTCCATTAACTTCCATGAGATTGCCGTGGCCGACCTCTCCATGTTAGAGGATATCATGGCTTATACCATCTGGGGCATGGTACCCAAGATCCAGACCAACGGAATGTCTGTCAGCAAAGATGGTCAGACAAAGACGGCTACTGAAGCCTTGACAGATATCAAGCCTCAGGCCGACCGGTTACTTACCATCTCCAGTTATGCCGAAAAGGTCCATAAATTCTGTATGGATAGCATTATCCGGCTCCAGATCGACATAAACTACTCCGGCGCCTCCGTGAATTACGGTACCAGGTATATGCTGGAATCTCCGGAAGCCCTCTGGGACAAATACCAGAAAGCTAAATCCAGCGGTGCCAGCGATACCGCTCTGGATGCCATGCTGGTTGAATACTACGAATCGGTGTACTTCAATGACCCCATAGAGCTGGCCATTAAGGTAAAACTTATGAAGGTTGAGCCAAATATACACCGGACAATAGAGCAGGTAAAAGCCCTGGGCTATGATGAGGACTACTTAAAGCGCAAAATGTACTTCGGAGACTGGAAGCGAACCCTTACCCAGGCCATGCTGATCAGCTTTACCAGCGATCAGTTAAATGATCAGCTGAGTGCTTATGTCTCTGGCATTACCTTGCCTGAACCTGAAGAACAAAAACGACTGACCGCTTAAATTCTTTTTCTAACTTAAAAACAGTTTTTATGACCACCCAGAAAAAAGCCGCTAAGACGGCCAAAACGACTAAAACCACAGTCAAGGATCCTGTAATATCTGATCCTATCAACAACGAATCTGATATTGATCAGGATTTGGATAACAGTGGTGATGATGACGACGACGATGATTTCGACGCATCTGAAGGCTCAAACGAAGTTCAAAAGAGCGAAGATGCTGAACATCCCAAAAAGAAGGAAGCGCCTTCTAAGCAGACCACCCAGAAAAAAGCCGCTAAGACCGACCCTAAGCATTATGAAGAATGGATGGTTGAGATTAAAGAGGGTAAAGCCAGTAAG